TTTTAATGAAATTACCTATTTTACTAGCAGCTCCTTTGATTTTGTTACCGAAATTTTTAATTGCGTTACCGACTTTTGATGTAGAATTTTTGAATGCATTTACAATTTTAGGGAATCTTTTGCTTATGTTGTTGAATACCTTTGAACTTCTTGACTTAATTGCATTCCATGCTGCTTTCGCTCCGTTAATCGCTTTTCCAGCTAATTCTGGTAAGGCCTTTATAGTATCATATAATCTAGTAAATGGTTCAAGGAACGGAGATACAGCTGCTGCAAGAACAGCTCCCGCTGCCATTAGAGCTGGTACAGAAAGATATTTAAAGAGACTATCAATAAGACTGCTTGTTTTTTTGTCTTTGTCTTTGTCTTTGTCTTTATCCTCGTCTTCTTTATCTTTTGCGTCTAGATCGGCTATCGCTGTGGGGTCAGATTCAAACTGACTATTAATAGCCTTATCGAGTAAATCCCTTTGACTCTGTAATATCAACTTAATTTCATCTAATTTGCGTACTGTTGGTGATTTAGATGAATCAATTTGAGAGTCCCCCTTACCTGTCTTTACTTCTTTAATTAATTTACTAGTAACTTCCCCTAAACCACTCTTTAAAGAGTTAGACTGAGATATATTGTATCTCACGCTTTCATTAATAGACTCAAGTACCCTATTGCTTTTCTTTTGGCTTTTTTCTTGATCGCCTAGTAATTTTAAAATTTTTATGTCAACAGCCATTAAAATTATTTAATTGGAACATAAACATTTGGTTGAGAATAAATAATTTTATGGCAGATATTAAGCAGACTATACAGGATTTCTACAAAGTCGCACAGACTAAGGATTTCGCTCGTAATTATCAGTTTAGAGTATTAGATGTTTCTAATAAGGGAGCATCTATTTTCACAGAAGATCAGTTAGTTTACGCGCAGACGGCGGCTATTCCTGGTAAAAAAATTAAACCCGTTGCAGTACCATATTCAGGGTTTAATTTTCAAATTCCAGGTCCAGTAGAATATAATAACACAGCAGGATACCAAATTGCATTTTACCTTGACGCACAGAGCTCAGCGCGAATAGCAATGGAGAACTGGATTCAAGAGACTTTTGACGAAGTAACATCTACAGGAGATCAAACTCTCCATAACGATAGTACTATTACACTAGCTCAACTTGATGGAGAGTTCGAAGTTATTCGTACTTATAAGTTATTTGGTGTATTTCCAGTTGAAGCAGCAGATATTTCTTATACTATAAATGCTGCGGACGGTGGAGTTGTATCATTTAACGCGTCATTCGCATACCAGTTCTTCAGAAGAGATAACGAAGTAAATCAAGTACTTAATAAAGTTGGTAAACTTATTTAAGCACTAATAAAAAAGCCTGTATCTGTCTCAATATTAACTTTGTATAAGTTATAAAGCTTAGAAGTGATTTTATCGACCTTGTCGTTGATAGTATCCAAAGCTTTATAACTTACTACATTGTATACCTTCTTGAGATCTTGTACAGTCTCGGCTGTTGTAGATTGTTCTCCTACTTCAACAGTTATATCTTTAACAAACTTAAAAACTGTGTAGAATAAGACATCCGCAGCATTGTTCCTGCACAGTTTTATTACTGCTTGTATTTTTTCAAAATCAGGTAATTCGAAATTTACAGTATATTTTACACTACCGTCTGTGAAATCTATCTGCTCTGGTAACTCAAAAGAGCTAATGTTTTCATATACATTATCAATAGAGTCCTTTAATGGGTTGTTTTCGTAAGTATCATTTTCATTGTATCTGATATATAGAAGTATAAACAAAAAATCTAAATAACTTAAGTTAGTATTAACGCGATTCTTAACTAATTTAATCAAATACTTATAGTAATCTAATACGATTTCATTGCTGTCAGTTTTAGTAAAAATATTGTTTATTGTATTTAAGGACGCAATATCATATCGTTTTACTTCTACTTCTTCTTTACAATCTGGGAGAGTAATTTTGCAATTATTATTACTCTCAATAAGTTTAATGATGTTATTTATCTGACTCATCGTATAGTTCTTTTAATAATTTATAAAAAATATTAGCTTGTTCAACTGTAATATAATTAAAATCTTGAAGATTAAAATTACCTTCTTTTATTAGTATAAGTTTTATCTTAGTTAGATATTCTATATCATACTTACATAATGTAACAAATAAATTTATTATACCCTCTAAAGTAAATTCAAACTTATTTCTGTATAGCTCATTCTTTGTATAATATAGATAGACGTTGTTTAAATTAGATATGACGTTGTTTTCTATATAATCATATACTTCTTTATACATAGCGATTGGCATGCTTTCTACCAATTGTATAATATCATCATCTTTAAGATCAAACCCATCTACTGACTTTATACATGTAAGTTTATTAAGTTCGAAATTTTTATACTTTATAACAGGGAATCCTATCTGTAATTTTAAATTACCTACTATAACATCATGGGTTTTATCTTCCGGTAAGTTTACTAGAGAGTCTTTTCTGTCTAAAATTATATCTCCTTTGAAATTATCTACAGAAACATTTACTGATATTGTTTCTTTATTTTCAAATAAAGTATTTTTGAAGTTGAGTAATAACTCATTAATATTGTTATATTTGCTACAGAATTCAAAAAGACCCTCAATATTGTTATTAACTATAATCTTAGTAACATTTTCTACATCATTGTATGTTAGTAAGTTTAGCTTCATATCTATTGAACTTCCATTGTATTTTCTGTTTTATAGGCTTTGAATCATTAGCATATTCGTAGTTATCTTTATTTTGACTATCAATAGGTATACAATCGTAAAAATTGTATTGCTTTCTTATTATAGATTTTTGAGTTTTAAAAAGGCCAGAAGAATTTATTCCTTTACCTAGAAATACAACTGTGACATTAGTATAAAGTTTATTATCAAAACAACCATTTCTAGATATTAAACGTATCCATGGTTTAAAAATAAAATCATTCAAACTAAGATTGGTATCATAGAATGTAGTCGTTAGTCCGGTTGAATTGTATGTTCTACCTTTATTAACTGTAATCGGTATATAACCGTTAACCATGGAGTCATGAGGAATCAGCTGCATATCGTTCTTATCATCTGGTAAATCAACCCCAGTAGTTAATGCTTGAATTTTATTGCCTTGAAATATTTCTTTTGTATTAGATATACCTATCCTACCATCTTCTCTCGCTTCTCCCATACTAGAATATATCTCATCTTTTAAATCTATAGGAATTTCATAAGACACATAAAATAAATTAGAGTCAGATATTGTGGTGTCAAACTCAAGTAATCGATTATAGAATTCCATTATAATTCCATTACTCGCGTCATTTGTTTGGTATTCTATGCCCCTACTCATTTAAAATATTTATAAAAAAAGCTCGGCTTTCGCCGAGCTTTGCAATGTTATATGAATGGGTTTTTTACTGTCCTACTATTTCTTCAAAGTTAACATCATTGTTAACAGCGTAGAAGTTAACGAGAATAAACTCTGCAGCACGAACTGGTTTTAAGTAGATATCTACTATCAATTCATTATTCTCAATTCTTGCGGAAGTATTATTCCTCTCATCACATACAATCAAGTAATCATAAACACCCTCAGTTTGCTTACAATTCTCAAATATAGGAGTTAAAGTATTAACAACCTTTGTACGAGTTAAGAATGTATTCGGCTCGAAGATGAATGACTTGAGAGTTGTTCTTGTACGTTTCTCAAGATCCAAGAACAATCTACGAACATTAACTCTATCGAATGCTGTAGGCTTACGTTGTAATGTCTTTTGACCAAATACAATAATACCTTCATTAGGGAATTGAGTTACAGGATTAATTGCAACTCTGTATAATTGATCTCTTTGACGTTGTGTTGGACTAATCGCAATATCATTCGCTTGAGTAACAATACCTCTTGAATAACCTGCAGGAGCATACCAAGGAGCGAAGTTAGCATCGTTTCTTGCATATATTCCAGCTGCATTTCCAGAGAATGGAACCCATATCTGTTTATCAGAGATTGAATCATATGTTTTAATCCAGTTACCATAAACTACAGCAAAGTTACTATTAGCTGATCCAAACTGATGTCGAAACGGCCAATAAACATGTTGACTGAAGTTCTTAGACTTATCATCTAATATCTTACCATTGTCACCTTGTACGACAATATTACGTAATACATCAGCAATGAATACATGGTCTTTACGAGTTTCTCTTGCGAACTGCTCGAACTTATTGAATATAGTTCTGTAGTCGTCTCTAATTGAAATAGCATTTCCAACAGGGTTCATATTCTCGTTAAGAGTATAAAAACCAGTATTAGCAGTAGGACTACCTAAATCTAAGAATGCAGTATCTTCGAAAGCTCCAGCTGTTTTCACAACTGTATCACTTGAATATCTCTGATTTACCCAAACAGTACCAAGACCAGCTTCGATTGAAACATCAACATTAAACTGATCTACATTAGATGCAATATCGAATATTCTATCAAGCTTAGCTGGAATACTACCTAAGTTCTTAGATGCATTCGAGACATCAGCGAAAGCTCCTAATCCAACGATCCCAGTATCTTTAGTATAATTGGTCGCGGCTGATAATTCACCATCTCTGAAATCTTCCATGATCTCAGCTGTTTCGTTAGCATATGTTTTTTCAGTATGTACTCTAACAAACTTCTTAGGAGCTTCAGAATTAGCGGATGTCCAGTCACCAGCGTGTTTACTGATATAAGGGTTAACTAAAACTTTAACGTTTGTAGATGCATCGTCTTGTTCTTCTAAGAAGAATGATTTTCTTTCTCCGCCGTTTGCATTTTGAACTTTCCTAAATGAGTTAAGAGAACCAGTATAACCTTCAGCAAGGAAATAACTTAACTTCAGATCTGTATTAGAGAATGGTGTAACACGTGCTTTAAAAACACCTAATGAAATTGTATCAACGAAATCTGCTCCGTTGATATTGAATTGAGGTATTTCTTCTAATGTTCTACTAACCGAATTTGCATTAGAAGTACTTGCTGCGCTCAAACTATAATCCAACCTTGAAGTAGGTACCGTAGTAAAATCAGCTGGTTTTTTACTACCGGCTGAAGTCGCGACATACTGATTAACTGCTCCGTCAAAATCAGTTGCAGGGTTAATATTTGCTCCATCTATAAGACCAACATAGTAACCCTCAAAGTTATTATTAACAGTTGTCTTTGCCTTATTAAGTACTATCAGACCAGCTCCTTCAATAGCACCAGATCCACCAGTCAATGGACTTGTTGTGAAGTTCGCGGATTGACCAGCTGATGGATTATCTGACCAGGTCAAATTACCCTCTAATGCTTTATTATAAGCAGCTTGATCTAGTTCTACTAAAGTAGGTGAACCTAAGATATAATAATCACCACCTGATAAAGTGCCAGTATCACTAGACCTACTAAACCCACTAAGACTAGTACTCGATCCATGACAATAAGCTATAGCTTTAACGATTGTTTGCGCAGATACTGAACTTAATTCAGTTGAAATACCACTACCAGATATTGTACTTACAGATGCAGCAGTAAGTGTTAGGAATTTTGTTGTAATATTAGTATCTCCGTTACTATCTTTAGTAATTAACTCTACAGATACATCTAATCCGGAATTAGGTGATAAGTCTGTAATTCCAGTAAGTGTTAAATGAGCGCCACCTGAAGAGAATGTAAATTCTGTAGTTTTAGGAGACACAACAGGATATACTAGTGCTGTGTACTTATTGCTTGCATCTGATAATCCATCCCCACCGCCATAAGGCAATCTGGATACATAAACATGTGCATCACTGTTAAATACCTGCTTAACACTGTGATAGAAATATCTTTCAGCAGAGTTAGTGGGTTTTCCGTAAATTTCTTCAAAATCAGAAAATGTACCAACATTTAACACTTCATCCGTTGGTCCTTGATTTGAAAAACCAGGTATAAATACACTAGTTCCAATAGGAGCCGCGGGTCTCTGTGTCAAGTCGATTTCTCTGATTTCAATTCCAGGAGATTGTATAGTTCGTCTAGACATAGTTGTAACTTTCTTTAATTATTTATTGTCCCTTAATGGAAAGTTAGGATTTATTATTAGTTGAAATGCATAGGAAATAAGATATAATATAAATATATGAGAGGAATAATTCTAGCTGGTGGTTCTGGTACGAGAGTGTATCCAAATACAAAGGTATTATCTAAGCAGATTTTACCTGTATATGATAAACCAACAATATATTACCCGTTATCTACATTAATTAATCTAGGAGTAAAGGATATACTTATTATTTCAAATCAAGTAGGAACCTTTTTAGATATATTTGGAGATGGAGCTAGTCTAGGTCTCAATATTACATATAAAATTCAGGATAAACCACGCGGGATTGCTGAAGCATTAATTATAGGAGAGCAGTTTATTGGGAATGAAGACGTGGTAATGATATTAGGAGATAATATTTTTACAGGTGTTGGAGAGCCTTTGTGTGAAGGAACAGCTAAGCTAAGCTCTACAATTGTAGGCTATAAAGTTAGTAATCCACAGGATTACGGGGTTGTAACATGTACTGATAATTTAGTTGTATTAGATATTGAAGAGAAACCTTCTAAACCTACTAGTGATATTGCTGTTACTGGTTTATATTTCTATGATTGTACTGCACCAGAGAGAGCTAAAAATCTAAAGCCATCAAGTAGAAATGAACTAGAAATTACAGACTTAAACAGAGATTATATGGATTCAGGCGAGCTAGGATTGACAATACTAGGATCTAATCATGCTTGGTTTGATACAGGAGATAACGATCAAATGTTTGAAGCTACTATGTATATCAAAAGTATTCAAAATAGAACGAATCAAATGATAGGTTCTATAGAGCTTGAATCATATAAAGCTGGTAATATTACTATTGATGAACTACATAGTATATTATATAATATGCCTAAATGTAAATATAAGGATAATATTATTAGAGTAATTTAACTTCCATTTTCGTGAAACTAAATGAACTTGAAGAGGTTATCTCGCTATTATCATTATAGTTCCAGGTAATCTCTGCCAAGTTTGTAGGAAATGCTCCAATATAATCAAATTGTATTTTCCTATTTTCATACTCATCTAAACCAAAAACAGTTATATTAGATGCATATGCATTTAAATAAGCATGTCCTTTTATATCAATTATATTGTCACTATTGAAGTTACCTGTTTTTACATCATTTAATAAATCCAACCACTTATATATTACCCAATAGTTTTTATACTCATTATCGATTTTAAAATTAAAATCAAAACTTCCAGGAGCTTGTCTTACATGAGAGCTAACTTTTACGCTCTGAGCTCCATATGGTAATGTAACCTCAGGAATATCGAACGAAGGTGTTAGAGTACCGAATATACTCATTTCTAAACTATTCGCATTTACTCTATTATTGTTACGAGATATATTATCGTTAATTTCTTTCAATCCTTCAGGTAGATTGAGAACAAGAATAAACTTATCGTTTCTATTTTTATTAAGTGGTGATTGATTCATTATAATACTTCCCAGCCTTGTGCGACGAGATCATCTATCTCAGATGGGTCCTCACTAATATTTATATCTTGGAATACTACATTAGGTGGTTGCCATGTATCTGCTGCATTTTCGGTTTTATAGTCATTCAAAAAACCTTTAAAGTTTTGATGAACAAATTCAGATAAAATTATATTTCTCGGTTTTCCATTATCATCTAATTCTACAACATCATAGTATCTCTGTACTAAAGCGCTATCAAGGATCATTAAAGACCATATTAGAGACATAACTCTATCATCATCATATCCAGGCTTTGCGCACCACGTTCCGTTAGGTTTACGTTGGAATGCTTTTAGTTCTTGTATTGTCTCTTTACTTCTAAACAGAATACATTTTAACTCATGGACCCAATATCTCATATTCATAACACCCTTATATTTGGTATTAGTATGAGCATATACTCCCATTCTATCAAATTTAAATTTACCTGTTCTAGGACTGTAACTCACAATATTAGGGTATCTATAATTTTGATATAATAAATCTACAACCTGAGCTCCGCTATTATTCCGTTCTATTAAAACAGGAGGTGAACCCCAATGCTCACAAATGTCATGTACCTTAGTCGCGAATTCATATGGGTTAATTGTATTACTACAATACTCTGCAACTTGTTTAATATTTGTAAGATCTGTAATATCTAAAATTTGTATAACAGAACTATTTTTACCTACCCCTTCAGCAACATCAACTCCAATAGTATAAATAGAATTTACATCTGGTACTTCCCATACTCTATATGCTCCATCTTCAAATATATGTTTAGGGTCTTGTATTTCACTCTCGAGCTTCAAGAAATACTCTTCATCAATAAATGTATCTCCTGACTCAATAAACTCACAATCAAATTCCTGTCTGAAAGCTTCTTCACTTCCTATAGATTGTATAGTTTCCTTTTTCTATTTTTCATCTCTACCTGGTATTTCATACCACATCATCTTTTCTGCGTACCAATTGCTCTTATTATTTAAACCATCCATGTATAGCTTATAAAATAAATTATCAGTACTATTAGGGGTAGAGGCTATAAAGATTTTAGATTTTTTAGAAGAGGAAATAATAGGGTAAACAGATTTCCAAAAAGCATCTACTAAGTTATTAGGAATAAATGCCAACTCATCAAGAATAAGAACATTACAAGAATCACCACGACCAGCATCAGAACTCGTTGTACTAATACCTATACTACTACCGTTAGCTAATTTCATAGAAGTCTTTCCATATTCTACAACACCAGGTTTTAGATAATTAGGTAACATCTCATATGCAGTTCTAATACGAGAGAAAATATTGATTGCTGTTTGTTCCTTATTCGCTACAACAAGTATACGTTGGTCTTCTTGAAAGCATGCTATCCATAGCGAATATATTGTCATCATCGTTGTCTTACCAGTCTGCCGTGATGCTAGACAAGCAACAAATCTATTGTCGCGCAATGATCTTAATACTCTCTTTTGACTCGCATAGAGAGGTATCTTCATCTTGCCTTTGTCGAGGTTTACAATGAAGAAAAAGTTTTCTGCAAAGTATAGGATATTCTGTCGAGTCTTTTTCAACTCTCTTACCATTTTAGGAGTCCATTCGAACTCCATATTTGCAGCAGGTAAGCTTTTATTACCTAGATAATAT